AGGTTTTTAGGGATGGTCGAACCGCTCTACCACCTCCGTAGGAATTATTTTCTCAAAAGGGCTAGCCTTGTTCGGAAAACTTGTATTATAATTCGGCCTCTCGTGGGGCGTTAGCTCAGTTGGTAGAGCAGCGGACTCTTAATCCGTAGGTCGAGTGTTCGAGTCACTCACGCCCCACCACAAGAATTCAAGCATATGAAGGACTTAGCGCGAGCTAGGTCCTTTTTGCGTTTACGGTTCTGGTCCGAATATTAGACAGTGTCTAATATCGCTTCATGAATGAAAGTTTCTCACGGTAAGGAATCGCTCGAACTGCCCGACCTGGACCAAATCTACCATCCTCATCGAAGGGATCTTCAGCACACACCTACCCCAAAACGTTGCAAATGCAATTGAAATGCGCATCACTGCCGTCCGATTACGATTTACGATGTGCTCGCACGACTGGATGCGCTCAATCTCATCCTATCGTCGACCAACATTTCCACCGCTTGGTCCCTCTCGGCCGAAGAGGTACGATTTGCCACATCCTTGATGTAGCGTGAATTTCTATAGACCGAACCAATGCTCGAACTGCCGCATCTGCCTACCGACACTTTGGGACTGCGCTGTACCGGCATGTAGCCAAGCGGTCGCCCAGCGAACGGCTTGAAGTCGGCCCACTCCTCCCAGGAATCGACCATGCAGCGCTGCAGGTTCGCGAGCTGGAAAATCGACGCGGTGTCGTCGATGAACTGGCACATTAGGAGATTCGCGTATTCCTCCGCGCTGTACTCCAGCCTGAGTTCGTCCAGGTCGAACAGGTTGCAGCCTCCCGCGACGGCATCCTCCACCGTGACGATCTGCCGATATTGACGGTCTTCGCACACCCGCCCACCTGCGAGCGCCTTATGCGTCACGTCTAAGTGAAGGTGACCGACCTTTGCGCGGTCCCTGTTGAAATGTTCGCCGCTCCAGAATTTATAGGCTTCGTGGTTGATACTCGATGGCGTCGAGAAGTAGGTCTTGCGCCAATGCTTGTGCATCTCGCTGCGGCGCTGGCGATCGCTGTCACGCTCCAGTTGATCGAGCGGGTACGTCAATTCGACTTCAAGTCGTTCATTCGTCGGAGGTAAGCCTATGCATCCATCACTCGCGCTTATTGCTTTTTTCGCCTATGGCATCGCGGCGATTCGCGTGCTGAGCCATCGACCATCTGCATGCGGACGGGAACGCCGATACAGACGACATCATGCGTGGATGACCTGGGCCGTGATCGTCGTCTTAGGCGCGTCATCGATCCACTCAGTCATGCATTGGGATGTGATTGGCGTCTTGGAAGTAGGGCAAGCGACGCTTCTGTCACTGCTGGTCGTCGCGGCACGCGGCGACTTGTCTCGGCTTTTTTCGAGGACATAGAAATGATTTTGCGATTAGGCGCGACGTGAGGTTAGCTCGTGCATATGAAAAATATGCGGCGCTAGAGCTGGAGCAAGCATGATCGGCCTACCCCTTTCCCGACTACTACGTTTCTCCATCAGCATGGCCATCGCCATGCTCGCTTTCTATACGGCGGTCTCGTCCCATCGCAAACAAAAGGCAGAGGCGATTGTGGTCAGCCAAGCGCATCAAAAAGCATTGCAGGAACGAGAATCCGTCATCGCAGAATTGCTGCTCGCTGCAGAAAGACATGCCGAGCAACTCGACACCCTTGAGCGTCAGAAAGCGGGCATCGCCGCCGTAGACGTCAATCGCAAATCAGCATTGGAGACGCTTCGCCGTGACATCGCTGCCGTCAATGACTGGGCTCAGCATGCTCTGCATGACGATGTTGTCAGGCTGTACGCACGCCCCGCCTTTACCGGGGCACACGATTATCTTAACAAACCCGTGCGCGACCTTGACGAGGTGCTCAATGCCAGCGATGACGCCGCGCATTAATGGCGACCTGCTCTCTGCGCTAGATGCCGCCTATACGGCGTGGGCGGATTGCGCGGCGCGGGTCGATTTGATTGTCGATTGCCAACGCGATACCGCCCTGAAGGGAGACGCCGCATGATGAAAGCGACAAGCGTTCGCCAAGCCTTGGTGAAGGCGCTGCCAGATTTGCAAAATGATCCTGACAAGCTGCTCGTGTTTATCGACCAAGGGCACATTGTCAGCACCCTCGCGAAGGGGCGTTCGTTTGAATATCGCTACGTGTTGAATGTCATCGTGCTGGACTTCGCTGGAAATTCAGATGCGGTCTTCTTAGCGCTCCTGGCGTGGCTTCGCGTCAACCAGCCGGATGCGCTCGCTGGCACGGAGCCACAGCAAGAACCTATCTCCTTTGAAGCTGATCATCTCACGCCCAGCACGTCGGACCTGTCGATCAAGCTGAATCTCAGCGAAGCCGTGCGGGTTTCAGTAGATGCGCGAGGCCAGGAAGTGATGGAGCATATGACCGAGATCCCAAGCGAGTGGGACATCAACGGATTGGTGGCTTGATGTGAGCGAGTTGCACGAATTCGATGCGTGGCTAGGACAATTATTATCGCGCCTTGAGCCCGCCGGACGACGGTCGGCGCTGCGAGCAGTAGCGCGAGACCTGCGCCGCAGCCAGGCGCAACGGATCGCCCGGCAAAAGAGCCCCGATGGATCTGCTTACGAGCCGCGTAAAAAGCGCTCGGCTGCGCAATTGCGCCGGGAAAAAAAGGGAGGTATTAAGCGCGCGGCGATGTTCGCGAAAATTCGGCAAGCTCGGCATCTACAAATGGAGACGAGCGCGAACAGCGTGGCCGTAGGATTCGCAGGACGCGTGGCGCGGATAGCGCGCGTGCATCAAGAAGGGCAGCGTATGGAGCTCGGCCCACATGGGCCAACGTCCAAACTTCCTAAACGCGTGTTAATCGGCATCACCAATACCGAACGCGAGGCGATCCGTACGGCTTTGCTCGCTCACCTGACCCGCGATTAATCGTCCTCAACACCCGACAAAACGTGCTGCGCCTGAGCATCGTTTCGGTCGACCTAAAAGCTGCGCTCCCGCGAAATGCAGGCCCCACCACAAGACCACACAACTATATCTTTAACACTTTTGCTTAACTTCCGCTGGACCATATAAGCAATTTTGCTTAATATGGATACATCGAAATAACACGGGGGAGGTAGAGAAACAGAGCGAGTTCGTGAGATGGCTGAAAGCCCACGGTGCGACTTTCAAGGATGGCACAAACCACCTAAAAGTCTACGCAAACGGGGAAGTCAGCCACCTGCCAAGGCACCCAAGCAAAGCACTGAAAAAAGGACTGGTCGAAGGTGTCAAAAAGCAACTTAACCTGAAGTAATACGAGGCGGCTCCGAAGGGGGCTGTCTCCACTATCTACCTATCCTGAGAGCATAAACATGAAATACCCAGCGACCTTTACCCCGGATGTGAAAGACGGCGGCTTTGTCGTAACTTTTCGGGATATCCCCGAAGCAATCACGCAAGGCGATTCGGAAGAAGAAGCACTCGATATGGCGGAAGACGTCTTGCTGTCTTCGATGGAAGTCTATTTCGATGCGAAGCGCGCAGTGCCATTGCCGTCGAAGCCCAAGAAAGACGACCGAATGGTCAGTCTCCCGGCAAGCGTCTCAGCGAAGATTTTGTTGCTCAACGAAATGACTACCCAGCAGGTAGGTCCGACCGAACTGGCTCGGCGCATCGGCACTTCGCCCCAGGTGATGAACCGCGTTCTGGATTTGTCGCATGTCACCAAGATCGATACGATCGCCAAAGCGCTTGAAGCGCTTGGCAAGCATATGCACATATCGCTGACTTGAATTCTAAAAGGAGAACTTGTCTACTTAATCATTCGCCAATCAAATTGTAACTACAATTCGATTGACGCTCCACCACAATGTAACTACAATTTGACCAGTAGATATCGAATACGACCCAGAGAAATGTCAGACGAAGTTCAACAATCGCGGCCTATCGTTTGATTTAGTTGCGCAGTTTGACTTTGAGTCGGCGTTAACAAGAATTGATGATCGCAAAGAGTACCCGGAGGTTCGCCATCAGTCACTTGGCTATATTGGCGAGCGGTTGCACGTTGTTGTGTACAACATGCTCTCTCCGGGCATGCGCGTAATTAGCCTGCGTAAGGCGAACCCCAGGGAGGTTAAACGCTATGAACAAGAATCCTGATCCGGAATTGATCGACGATGAAAACCCTGAGTGGGGAGATGCTGAATTCAAGTCGGCGAAAAAATTCACCGATATGCCTGCTGAATTTCAGACAATCACTCAACGCGTACGTGGACCACAAAAGTCGCCAACGAAGCGGCAAGTAACCTTACGCCTTTCGCCCGATGTCCTGGACGGTTTTAAAGCGTTCGGTCAAGGATGGCAGGCACGTCTAGACATAGCATTGCGTGAATGGCTTCAGACGCATAAGGCATAG